CAAACTTGATTTATCACAATTCAAAGCCTCGGGTGTTTATACACTGGAGTTTGATGCATCGGAGAATATTATTCTAACCTCACAGACGATCAGATTGGTTGTTGGGTTTTCGAATAAAGGACCTTTTAACGCTCCCGTATATTTACCAGATGTCACTACTGCAGTAGCAATCTTTGGAGATATAGACAAGACTTTAGAAGCAAAGGGCTCTTATTTCCATAGATCTATATTCTCTTGTTTATCTACTGGACCCGTATTTGCTCTGAATTTGTTAAGTCTAAATAACGACGAAAGCAGCTCTAACGCTGATAAGGTTAACTACTTCGGATATTCTATTGATACTGAACAACCTAACGGGGTATTAACTTCCAGGCTTTACTCATCATTCTATAATAAGGAGAGATTCTGGTTTGCTGATACTAACTACTTCTTAGCTACTCTTTCTACTGTTGATACTGGTAGACTCTTTAACCTGGTTAACTTAGGTAAGGAGCCAATGAGTGTGATTGTTAGAAAATCAACCGATGCCAATCCACCCCTACAAGGATTTGATGTTTTTGCAATTGACTGGTATGGTGCAGATAACGTTCCTAGTTTCATGCACCCGTATGACTATATTTCGGACTATTTTGTGGATGTTATATCGGTCTCCGGAGATTGGACTGACTATGAAACTCTTGCTCTTGACCCCAAATGGAGTTCTTACTTTACCAACAACGGATTTGTTAAGAGCCAGATAAATAGCTTCTTATCTCAGCCGGATGTGAATATAGTAACTCAGCAAACTGGATGTTTGATTCCCGATTTTGTTGATCTGAACGGTAATAATCAGTATATCCAAACCCTGATTAATAACAACACCCCTTCTACTGGACTTTTCTGTGCAGTCGACGAAGATGCGATGGAGTCATTATGTACAAATCCATACAAGATAGATTTGGTTGGACATCACCTTATTGATGAACTGACCGCTGATAGAGATATAGTTGATGCTAGATTGGACTTCCTTAGCTATGATCAGAATCTGACCGCTGATTACCTATATGCAAAGAATTCCAATTCACTAGCTGACGGTGCAACGGGTGCAACCGGTACTATAAAAACAGGTACTCTATTCTCGCTTTACGATACAGCAGGAGCAACTGCGGGTATTACAAAGGACGGTTTTGATGCTTATGACTCATCACTAACCTACGGGGGATTACACTATCTAAAGACAAACAGCGGTGTCACTGGAGCTTCTCTAACATCTGCTCAGAAAACAACACTTGTTGATTTCGCACAACCTTCGGCTACAAGCTCTCCCTATATTATAGGTAAGGTTACCGGGGTTAGTGGCTTAACCGGCTCTGTTATAAACCAATTCTCTGAAAACGACCTAGTTAAACTTAAGATATCTGGAGCTATACAGAGTGGAGGAGAGGTATTGTTGACGTGGACACACCCGTTAGATACTGCTTCATATGCTGCTCAGGGTATTTCAGTAAGTCCATATAGCGATATAGAAGGAGCTACGGGAGCGGTTGTTGCTGATTACTACCAGGTAGTAGCATCTGACTATCTTGATATAGATAGCGTAAACTCTGTTACTGGTGGTACTGCATCTAATGCTCTTAACGGGCAACTCTCTACCCAATTCTACCAGGATTTATTTTACGATGAATTAGCAGACGGGGATCAACTTTGGTTGAACTCTGCTGGTACTAGCCTGAACTACATAACTTACGAAAACACGATAGACAGAGATCAGTACAAGGTATCTTACGCTAGGGCTTTCAATAACACGGCGAGACAGAATCCTTCCCAACTGGAAGACTATCCTGCTTTTGGTACAGTGTATGCTTCGGATAATATAGGATCCAGTGTTTCTTCAAATAGAACTGATATAGTTTCCTCTGTTGGTTCAATCAATGAGTTCGTAAATGTTATTACCAATATAGATCCAACGAACTTCACTATATCTTCTTCACCGTCATCTCCTATCTCGGTTGGTGACTTGCTAGTAACTAGAGTAACAGCAGTTGCACAAACTGCTACTGCAGGGGTTGTTAAAGTGACGACTGCTAGACCAGTTTACTACTATGCTGGCTCACCTATCCAAGTACAGAAGTTTAAATCGATCCCTCAGTTTACTAGGTCTTTCGATTTCACTTACTTGAATGGATTCACGATGAATAACAGCCATAGACCCAATGGGACAGACGCTCGAGTTTCTGAACTGTTGGATGTTATGTATGATACAAATATCGCTGCTACCCTTGCTACTAAGGATGTGATATCATTCAGATATATTGTTGATACGTTCAGTGGTCAAATTTTGCCTAACTCTAAGTATCAGCTTAGCAAACTTGCAATGATGAGGCAGAAGGCTCTTGCTTTGATTAATGCACCTTCAATGGAGCAATTCAGGAACTCTACAGATCCTAGATTTACTGATGCACCAACAGCAACTAATCCTTATCCTCCTCTAAAGTCTCAGTATATTGCTGAAGGTGGTAATTTATCTCTTAACCCATCATATACTTTCAGCTTACCTACTGAGGATCAGGGAGCTAAGTTCGCGGCTTATTACACCCCATATTTGACTGTTAGGGAGAACAATAAGAATATAAACGTTCCCCCTGCGGCATACATCTCCAACAACTTTGTGAGGAAATTTGCTAACGGCGAGCCTTATAATATCATAGCTGGACAGAAAAGAGGGGTTATTTCAGGTAATAACCTAGTAGGTGTTGAATATGACTTCACCGATGCTGATAGAGGCTGGTTGGAGCCTGTTGGACTTAACCCTCTGATAAAGAAAAGAGGGATAGGCGTAGTTATCTTTGGTAACCAGACAGCATATCAAACAGTAAATTCTGCCTTTAATCTCGTACATGTTAGGGACCTTCTCATTAGCTTAGAAAGCGACGTAGAGGAAATCCTATCAAATTACCTATTTGATTTCAATGAGGATTCAATTAGACTTGAGATAAAAACCCTCGTTGATAATTATCTGGATGGGGTAAGAGCTGGCGGAGGAATTTATGCTTACCAAGTTATAATGGACTCTTCGAATAATACCCCTGCTATAATAGACCAAAATATGGGAATTATAGACGTGATAATAGAACCTGCTAGAGGAATACAGAAGTTCATAAACAGAATAACTGTAACAAGAACTGGCGGTATTTCTGCGGGAGGATTCATACAATTCGTTTAATTTAGACTTTAGTAGGAATCCAGATAAATATAAAAAAGAAACTAACTAGATGGCTGGTTTATCACATTATCAAAATTCGCTAAATGCAGTAAATAAATTCGAGCCGGTATTCCTCAATCAATTTGAGGTAACGGTAGTTCCTCCTGCTGCAGTAGCGGGTGGTCCTGTTTTATTGGAACATGTGGTCTCAGTTGCTGGCTTGGATGTTGATAAAAATCCTGGGTTTGTTTCTCAGAAGTATAAATTTGCTAAAAGGAACTATGCCGGGGGTAAGCCAGACACTACTACCTTGGACTTGGGTGTGAAGTTTACGGTAAACCTTGACGAGGCTAATTCGATGTATGTCTTTAAAACCCTAAGACAATGGACGGATCTTATCTATAATCCTATAACGGGTGCCCAGGGGATAAAGGCTGATTATACTGGAACTATAGTTATATCGGTATTTAATAAGAATGGTGATGTTTTTAGAAGAATTACCTGTAAGGATTGCTTTCCGCTAAAAGCTATAGATCCTATGGAACTTGAGTACATTAATGGTACTAATCTCTACGAGATAAATATGACTTGGGCAGTTGATTACTGGCAGGATCTATTCCTATAAAAAAACAGAAGTATAGATGGCAGGTTTACCACATTTTAATAATTCAAAAGCAGCTAGAAATAACTACGAACCAGTATTTCTAAATCAGTTTGAGGTTTTAATCACTCCTCCTGCTGCTATAACTGCTGCGAATACCACTTTTAACGGTGAGAGCATTCTGACTCAGCAAGTTAAGAATATAAGTGGTTTGTTGGTAGACATCCAGCCTAGTGCTCCGGTAACCCAATACTACAAGTTTGCTGAAAGAAGGTACGCAGGTGGTGAGCCATCTACGTCGGATGTTCAGTTTACTGCATCCTTCGAGGTAAACCTGAGCGACAGCAACTCTATGACCATTTACAAGATACTAAGACAGTGGTCAGATCTTATTTACAACCCACTGACTGGTGCTATGGGTCTAAAGAGAGATTACGTGGGTACGATGGTCGTCTCCATCTTTAACAAGCAGGGAGACGTATTTAGAAGGATCACTTTGAATAACTGCTTCCCAGTAGAGCCTATAAACCCAATGAATCTAAGTTATGACAGTGGTGATGCACTTTACACCATTGATACTACTTGGAAGTCCGACTATTGGAAGGACCTGTTCTTATAATCTGGAACTCATTCACTCCAACATTCTATAATAGATAGCCCGGAATTTCTGGAATATTCCATGGTGTGTTATATAAAATAAAAAAGAGGAGAATGAAAGATTCTTTATCCCCTGAGGATATTTTAAGGCAGAAGGAAATAGCGGGTGGTGTTAAATACGACCATCCTACAGATGCCCCAGTTACAGATATAGCGGATTCAGATATGCCTAGTAACGTATATCAGGAAAGCAAACAACCTACTGAAAGTAATACTACAGCGGATCTTGGCAAATCTAAGCTTACTCAAGATAAGGCACCAATAGAGACCCAGATAAATTCGATGGATTTGGGCTGGAAGAATCTTCCAGTTTCCATGCTTCCTTCTGCTGGGATGTTTTACCCGGAGGGAACTAAGATAGCGATTAGGCCTGCGGAAGTTCGCGAGATTAGACTTTTTTCTACTATAGATGATGGAGATATGGTAGATCTAGACACTAAGCTAAATTTTATACTTGAATCGTGCTCTAGAGTTAAGTTTAGCACTAATGATGTGGTTAGCTATTTGGATTTGAAGAAGGAGGATAGGTTTTTTATCATTATGGCGATTAGAGATCTTACCTTCGTGAAGGGTGAGAATCGAATTATAATAAAACCTAGACGGAAATGCACAACTGATGGCTGCGAGGGAATAGAAGCTATAGAGTTAAGAACAGGTGTTCTGAGCAGCTATGAATTGGACCAGAGGCTGATGAAATACTATTCTCAAGAGGAAAGATCATTCGTATTCCATATAAGAAAGCTGAATAAGAAAATCCGCATGTCCATACCTTCCATCGGGGTTTCTAATATTTTGTCTGATTGGATTACCAGGATGGTGAAAGAAGGTAGGGAAGTAGATGAGAGCTTCATTAAAATAGCCCCCTTTTATTTCACTGAGTGGAGAACACTGAGTGATTCGGTCATAAGCGAGGCTATGATAGAATCTAACAATTGGAGTAAGGAGGAATTCTCGATTTACTTCCAGTTGGCCGATATGATAAAGGTCGGAACAGATTTGAATGTTAAAATAAAATGTGATAAGTGCAGTGATGGGGAGGTCACTGCTCCCATATACTTTCCCGGAGGGTTTAGATCTCTTTTCGTTATTTCAGATATCTTTGGAGAACTACTTGGATCTTAAGTTTAGATTATGGAAGGAACACGGTCTTGATCCAGGCTGGATAGAAAGCATACCATTTTACGAGTACCAGATTTGGATAGAGAAGCTTAATCTCTATATAGAAAAGGAGAATAAGAAAGCTATGGAGGAATCCGGAAAGTCTGAACTGTTTAGTTTTTCTAATGGCTAGATCTTCGGGTTTATGATATATAGATGAAATATGTCTTAATAATTGGCTCAGCAGGATACAAATAAGATTCTTAAAGAAATGTCCGACCTAACAAGGAATATGGACGGGCTTTTTCGTGAACTAAAGGAAAGTAATGCTAATACTAAGAAAATAACAGATAGCGTAAGCGATGTTGTAAAGGGGATTACTGAGAGGGATGATAATTCCAAAAAGGAAACCGAGAAATTGTTCGAGGGATTTTCTGAGAGCTTTATGAAATCTATAGAGGATAAGAATTCAGACATTATAAGCACACTAACTAAAAGTCTAGGTGATAGCGTTAGCGAATTTGCTAATAGCATACCTGGACAAATAGCTTCCGTTAAGAGTAATGTCCCTATTGATTACGGATCCTTGCTTGGTGGTGATTCTGTGAAGGGGATTATCTCTGGCGTAGCTTCTAAAATACCCGGGCTTAAATCAGGTGGTATATTTAAGAAAAAAGGACTTGCGGTGGTTGGTGAGGACGGACCTGAATTAGCTTCTTTCGATGAGGGAGATCAGATCATATCTAAGGAGAAGCTGGAGTCAGTTGTCTCAGGTGGGAATTCGTCCCTTGATTCTTTAACCCAGCAGATATCTGATGCTGAAAAAAGCAGAGACGAAAGACAAGCTTCTATAGAGGAAGCCATAATTGCTGGAGCTAATAGGGATACTGAGAGAGAAAGCCAAATCCCATTAGCAAAACAGGCAACTAAGTTAATCTCTGATGATTCTCTAAGAAGTGAGTTCTTATCCTATGCGAGGGAGGAGCTGGAAAGGGCTGACAGGGAAGAATTAGCGAATGACGAGGATTCTTTCATGGACGAATTCAATTACTGGAAGGATCAAGTAAAAGATGCGTCTTACTTTACTCCCGAGGAGATGAAGAACTTCGAACTCTATGGTACCATGTATCCTAAAAATACTGAGGATATCGGTGCTGAAAAATCGTCTGAGGTTTCCTCTGATGTTATGGGTCCTAAACCTGGCCTCCTTGAAAGGATGTTTAGCAAAAAAGTTGGATCTGATGAGCAAGACTTAGAGAGATCCACACCTAATAGCGAAGTAAGCTCTGTAACTGAAGTGATTAAATCTAGGGTAGATACAGCATCTGAAAATACTTCGGAAACCCCCGGTGGAACTGTCGAGTCAGCTCCCTCTAGTGTGACTACGCTGAAAAAAGAAATGCCCGAGCCTGCTGAATCTCAGGGAGAGAGTATGAAAACCCCAGATAGCTTAAAAGTAAGTGAAATATCATCTCTAACGGAAAGACTAAAAGCTAAGTTGGCAGAAAAGGAAGGTAAAAGCAGTAAACCTCAATCCGATGCTAGCGCTGCTAAACCCGCTTCCTCCCCTGCTGACACTGGAAGCACTGTTACCACCACATCCAGAGATAGCAAGGAAACTCCAAAATCTGCTGTTTCCGATCTAAAGGAAGCACTCTCTTCCATTTCACCACAGGACCAAACTAAGGATCTTAATGATATAAAGTCACTCCTTGCCAATATCTATAGTGTGCTAAAAGGTCCAATGAGTGCCAGTAGGGACCAGCCATACAGGCCTCATTCGAATCAGTTCTAATAACTTTTTTGAAAAACATTTTTTATGTTCGGAACGGATGGATATATTTGTTTCGAGAATTTCTCATCCTGATAAATCGCTATGACAAGTTTCGAATCATCTTTGGCTATTCTGGATTCTGCTGAATTCTTCAGCAACATCGATAAGTACGACAGCCTCTCTTGGATTTCAAAACCCGATTCTGGCGAGGTCTACATTGACCAGTCAAAATTTTCAAAAATAGACGAAACAATATATTCTGCCAAGGATAAGAAGATGGATCTTGTCTATCTAGAAATGGCAGAAGTCTGGTCTAAAAATTCCCATTGCAATCGTATGAAGGTGGGGAGTTTGATTGTCAAGGGTAAGTCTATTATTTCGGATGGATATAACGGATCTCCCACGGGGTTTTCTAACCAGTGTGAGAACGAGGAAAACGTTACGCTGCCATACGTCTTACATGCGGAGGCTAATGCGATAACGAAGTTAGCAAAGAGCACGCAAAGTTCGGACGGGTCTACTCTTTATGTTACTGTCTCTCCTTGCTTTGAATGCTCCAAATTAATAATTCAATCAGGCGTTAAGCGTATGATTTTTAGAGACCTGTACAGAAAGACTGATTCTCTTCAATTCTTACATGACGCAGGGATAGAGATAGTAAGGATAAGAGAATAAAAAAGGGGAAATAAAGGGCAAATGGCAAAAGAAAAAAATATACAGGTACTAGCAGAAGAATTCATAAGGACAAAGGGAGAAAGGGAGTTTAAACCACTATATGATCGGGTACAACCGGGTATTCTGAATCATTGTTATACCATACTTAAAGATTTTGAATTAGCTGAGGATGCATTCCTTAATGCTATGTCAAAGGTTTGGCAAAAGATAGATCAATACGATAGCGACAGAGGTAATTTTTCGACTTGGTGTTACAATATTGCTCGGAACGAGTCTTTACTCCTTCTGAAGAGTAGGAAGAGATACATCTCCCAGACCTCAGAGGAGATGGAATACACCTCAGCAAAAGCAGAAGAAAGGAATCCGACCTATGATTTGGAAGATGATCCGCTCTGGGACTTTTTATCTGGTGGATCGGATATAGACGACATCTATGAACAAGTTATAGATGAGATCAAGGGATTGGATGCTTTATACCGGGATATCATGATCGATCGCGAGATCAATGGTATGAAGTACAAGGATATCGCGGATAAATATGGGCTGAAGAAAAGATCGGTTGCTACCCGAATTAGAAGGGCTAGAACAAAGATCAGGAAAAAAATGGAGGATGCAGAAAAAGAGAGGAAATTGCAATGATGGGTAGACTTTTGGCCATATTTAGAATTTTTAAGGTTCTCAAGGAATTGAGAACTTATTCCCAATACAGAGGGATTATCAGGAAGGAATCTCAGGATTCTCCTGAATGGCTTAAGCTCAAGTTGAGGTATGATTGGATAGGTCGCGTATATACCGTTGTTAATCTCCCGCCGGAGGTTACGATGTCCCGGGATTTCCCTGTCGACGCTAGGCCAGCATACGTATTTGAGGACATCAAGCCTGTAAACGAATACTTGACTAGGCTGAATCTCCAGGAAGTTTTAACACCAGTTCTAAAACCAATACCCGAAACGAACGGGGACTCGTATTTGGTCATCTACTATTACTTCTTCAGACATGTTAGCTGGATTTGGATTCTTAGATTTTTTGGTGAATTATTCCTTCTATCCCTTCTATATTTTAAGTGGGATTATGTCATTTCCGTTTTTTCTTAAATCTTAAAGTTATATGGATTTAAGAAAAACCAAAGAAGAGTATCAGAGGAAGCTCGACATATTTAAGGACCCTTCCTTCATATTTAATGAATCTGAACACACATATCACTTTGAAGGTATCAAGTATGATTCAGTTACAACTTTCCTGAAAAGGTTTAAAACTCCCTTTGACCGGATGTACTGGGCTAAGAGGAAGGCGAACGAGAGAGGAGTCGAAGTCGATGAGATCTTAAACGAGTGGCAGGAGAAGGCTAATGTTGCTAATTCGCTGGGAACTAAGGTTCATAAATGGATCGAGGACTACTGGACGGGATTAGATCCAGAGATACCCAGTGATGAGGAGGTTAAAAATAGGGTTGAGAAATTTTTGCTTCTTCGAGAAGAAAGGTTTGAGAATCTAGTTCCCCTTGAATCCGAGCTTAAGGTTTTTTCTAAAAAATGGAGATTGGCAGGAACTGTTGATCAGCCCTTTATCATGTGGGATAAGAAACAGAACCGGTTGTTATTTCTAATTGGGGATTGGAAAACTAATAAGGAGTTTAAGGACGATAACCATTCTAAGGGCAGGTATAAGAAGCTGCTACATCCATTCTCAGATCTCTATGAGAATTCCCATAATGAATATTCTATACAGATAAGTCTTTATCGACTTATCATAGAAGAGGAGACCGGGTTAGAGACACATGGGGGATTTTTGTGTCATTTAGGTCCGCAAGAGACCCCTAAATTATACCCGGTAAAGGATCTTCGGGAGAGACTTAAGGTGTATCTCCAGCACAACCGGGAGGAATTCGACATATTTGATATTTCCGGGTGAAACAAAAATTAGTTTTAGAGTAAAGTATAAAATAAAAGCATTATAAAAAATGGCAAAAAGCAGTAAATCGAAACCATCCGGAAAAACTCTATCCGTTGATGCATCAGAATTAGCGGGATCTATGCCTGAGGATATGGTAGGTAAGTTGGATCAGAATAGAATTAAACAAGCCCAAAAGGCATTGGATGAATCTAGAGAAAAACTGAAGACGAAAGTGTATGCGGTTCAATTCGATTCCGCCGAGGATATTGATGCTTTCCAGTCCTTTATGGAGAATGATGCAGAGTGGAAAGAAAAAGAAGCCTTGGGTGTGATGGAAATCTGTAAAATATTAAGCGACCTGAAAAAGAAGGGTGTAAAGGAAAACATCCTCTATATGACCGCATTACCGCTTGAAGCTAGTCACTACTTCTTGTCTAAGAGTAGCGGAAGGGGATTAGAACAGGCCCGTAAATTTATTTCGCTGCTTAAGCCTTTGGAAAGCTCTCTACAATTAGCTAAAGCTGATGCTCAGGAATACCAAGACCTGGAAAAAGAGCTTGCTGCTGCACAGCAGGGTATAGCTCTAGCGTAAGTAATCCATATCATTTGAAAGGAGCATCCCAACATGGGATGCTTTTTTTGTTGATTAGGTTTTATCTTCTGGATATATAGAGTGATAAACTTTAAAACATAAGATATGTTACAGAAAATTAAAGACAACTTTCAGTACATCGTACTTGCATTTCTCGTACTTGTTTTCTTTAGACAGTGCGGAGTGAATAGTGAGATCTCCAAGATTAAGAAGGAGGCTAGAGCTTACAATCAGGAGGTTGTAACTAAGCTAGATTCAATCAATACACTGACTAAGGATGAAATGAGGCATGAAATGGAGCAGGTAATGTTCCAGTTTCTGATCTACGAGGATGATTTCGACAAAAAGAGAGTATCATTATCTGAGATTAAAAATAAAATAGAGTCTCGTGGCGACAAATAAGAAATCAAAGCTGGTTAGTGGATTTATAATAGGTACCTTCGTCTCTCTATATTTGATGGTATCTGTCATATCCACTATCCACGTGATAGACTTTTTCAAGCTATCAAATCCTACTTGGTTAGCTGTTTCACTGGCAATAGCTTTTGAAGTTGGTGCTGCAGCTTCTCTGGCATCTATAGTTGCTATGGAAAAGATGAACAAGTCTCTAGTTTGGATGCTTTTCTTCCTCCTTACCTTTATGCAAGCTATGGGTAACACATATTATGCATATGTGAACATCGAAAATTTCTCTAGCTGGAGTGAACTGTTTGGATTGATGGAGGAAGAGGTCATTTATCAAAAGAGAATACTCTCTGTCGTTAGTGGAGCGATACTTCCTATAGTGGCTTTGGGCTTTATAAAATCCCTAGTCGATTATATCAAACCTGAAGATATCGGGGATGATTCAAGGATTGAGACGGATAATGAGGAGGAAGATGACATGGACGACCAGGCTAATTATTATTATGACCTTCAGGATAGTTCTATATCTGACGATAATGACATTAGTGAACCGATTATACATGACCTTGGTAATGCTGAATTGATTACCGATAAATCAGCCACCGGAGCAAGGGTAGCTGCTGATTATGTCCCGGTTGAGGTTTCCGATGAATCTCCGGACATCCTGACAGTATCGGGACAGTCTGACTTACCAAACTACGAATCTTCTTCAAAATCTGGGAATAAGCCTTTAATACATGCGAACGAAGAGATAGTCAATGTTAACCAAAATAAGGGAAGTTTAGACCAGAAGGATAAACCTGCATCAAAGGAGGTTCCGATTTCTCTGGATGCAAATCCCACTAGATTATAAACTAGAATGAGTTCTGTAACAGGAGATAGCTTTGAAATATTTGGCGGAGGATCATCCGCTGGTGGTACTGGGAGCGGCACTCTTTTTGGTGTCGGAAGTAGTGTAAAGGGACTTTATCCGGGACAAACCGGAGATTTCAAGACCGATTATACCCTTATAGCCAATACCCCTGGTTCGATGAGGAGGGTTAATCTGACCTTTACCAATTACAACGACCCTAAGGAGGTAAGACTTTTCAACACATCATTAAATGTTACGTACCATGCTGCTACAGAAGAAAAATTAGACCTGAGTGAATATTTCCACCCCCTGCAGTCTTTCTCCGGATATCAGAGGCAAACCTTCGTGATTGCCCCTGATACATCGATTAACCTGGATCCTGGCGATTTTGATACTACTCTGGGAGAGGTTAGTTTACTCCTAGCCAAAGCTGAATATTATGCTGATGCCACGGACGATCAGAGGTTGCTTTACTGGCACTATAACGGCATAAGGAGATATGTCATGGGCGACATGATGATGCTTACTGGCCAAGTGAAGGAGGATGCTTCGTGGAAGGGATGGGAAGTTAGAGCAGATGTGGAAAACCAGGTTGGTTATACAGGTGCTGCTACTGGCGGATTTGTTTTTTCTAATCCTACTGAATATTCAGTAAAGCTAACAATATTAACGGCTAACTAATGGCAACTAGACCCATAATATGTCCCCCCGTTCCAGCTAATGGATTCATCTTCTACAAGGATAAGTTTGTTCTAGAGGAAGACTATAATAAGACTACGTTCATCGATTTTAGTGATATGCTAGATGATGTAGTTGCTTATTCTAGGATGAGAATTACGCTGAAGTCAGGTAAATCTGTCAAGGTAAGTCAAACTGACCTGGGTGATGATAATGGTTATGTTAGATGGATAGCAGTAAAGGTCAAATATCCAGAACCAAAAAACCCTATTCTATACGGAGCCCAAACCCCAATAATACCAGGAGTACCTACACCAACTAACGGCACCCCGCAGGTGAGAAAATATATAGAATGGACTTATCAAGGGGTTACATACAACATAGGTGAGCTCATGATACTCACTGGTAATAAGTTAGGATCAACCAATTCTGCCAAGAGCGGATGGAACTTAAGCGAAGCCACCATGCCCTACAATAATGGGGGTATAGTTTTTTCCAATCCTCATACTAATATAGATGTTAAGCTAGAATTGCTCATAGCTAGATAATCTCCGTTTTTTCTGGTTGGGGTAGAATATATAATTGTAAAGTTTCTACATCTACGGAAAGATATATAGAAAGTAAAAAAACTAAAGTAAAATGGATTTACTCAATCAATTGAAAGCTCTTAGGGACACTACCACTTCACCTGAGGTAAAATCAATCTGTGAGTCACATATACACAAGATTGAATCTGGAGGAGTCTCTAATTTAAATGAAAATGAAATATTGGAGTCTGTGAAGGATGCGGAAGCTGCTTCTCAAGAGCCTGTTAACAGTCCTCTCGATATGATAAGATCTGAACAGCTAGATAGATCAAAGGCTGCTGCACAGAGGCTAATGGAGTCTTGGGGAGGAGTTGGTTCCTTAAGATCTTCTACTGCGGGATCTTATGTTGACGGTAAAAAAGAAGATAAGTCTGCCAGCAATGTTCAGGACATATCAGAGAGCCTAAAGGAGGTAGCTAAAAAAGATCCAGCTGCAAAAGCATTTGTTGACTCGCAGAGAGTTAACAATATGGGAATATATGAATCCATTTTAGAAATAAAGGGCTCTGGAATTTATGAGCACCCCAATGTAAAAATCCTTTGTGAGAAATATTACAATCTAATTAAGGATAGAGGAATTCCTGAATTCTTGATCGCGGAATCTTTCCTATCAGAGCTTTCTAATTTTACTTGGGATGATAAGGTTAAGAAATTTTACGAGTCTATAAAGAATGTGGTAGATTCTTTAAGACCTGAGATTGAGGTTTCTAAGGCAATCCATTCAATTAAGAATAGCTCAGGGTCTGATTTTTACTCCCCTGTTCTTGAGTCGTTGAATCAGTGGATGATATCTGAGAATAAATCAGTTTCTCTTCTTTCTAAGGAAATCTCTAGATGGTCTTTTAACCCGGCGGTAAGAAATCTGGTTAATACTCTGTCTTTGATGGAGAGTAACGAGGAGAAGCTTTCTATCCCGGTAAGCTCAGGTAACTCTTCTGTAGGTAGGATTTTCTCGCCCGTTCATGTAGGGGGAGGAAAGACCGTCTTTACTATAGGGAGCAATATCTTTGAAGGTTCTAGTGAGGGTCTGAGAAGATTGAATAAAACTGAATACCAGAACTTACCTGAAGACTACAAATCTTTGCTTGAGTCTTTCTATTCTAAATATGTTAAGGTCAATGAGCAGGGTTTAAATGTTTATGTTGGCGATAAGGTGTTTAAGATAGTCGAGGAGAATGAGCAAGTTAATCTTTACAATAAGTCTTCCAAAATGAATACTTCTGATAAAGGAAATCTTGCTAAACAAATAGCATTGGAAATATCCGGAAGTTTTGGTGTAAATGAGTCTAAGGTAGTTTCCGACATCATCAGACTATTCGAGAATTACAATAGCATAGTGGAGCTTGATTTTGCTAAGAAGATAGATTCTAAAGTATTTGAAGGAGCTTCGGTCAACTTGATAAAATGGAGCGGCAAGATATTCTTAAACAGAATAAACACCGCTATGAATGAGAATTCCGTATATGAAGTAAACGGAACCCAGGCAACTAAGATGGTTAAGGAATTCCTTAAATATGATATTTCTGAGGGATTAACTGAATTCTTAGAAGGTGAAGCCAGAGTTAAATCTATTATGCTGAATGATAGAAAGCAGATCATGGAGAATATAGCAATTATAGAGGCTCAAATCTCTAAACTCCAGGATCTTATGGAGAACAATCCTCTCTATTCTAATTCGGAGGAAATTGAAAGAGCTCATCATCTTCTAGAGACTGAATTGAAGTCACTTAGAAAGAAATGGCAAACAGTAAATGAGGAGATTGAGAAAATAGAGAATGGACAGGCTGAGCAGGTAGAGGATATTAGCGAGGAGGCTCAATTTACTGTAGGTGACTATGTTAAGGTCAAGGAATCTGGAAATACTGGTAAGGTGATATCAGTTGATAGCACTACGGGTTCATACACTGTCCTGATGGATAATGGAAGAACCGGGGATTTTAGACTCGACGAGATAGTTAACATAGAAGATGCCCTTAAAGATGCTGGTGAAGAAAATCAGGAAGCTGCAGATTCGCAGGAGGAGGAAATCAAAGAAAATGAATCTAAAGAGACACTAGATGAAGCTGCTACTCCAGCTGCTACCCTAAAGGCTAATACTTCAGAAGCACCATACGATAAGAAGGAGCAGGAAGAAACTAGCAAGAAGGACATAGAGAATGAAAAACATGCTAATTTAGAGGAGGCTCCGGAAGGGACTGAGAAGGAGACAAAATTTGAAGTTAAGCTGAAGGATTCATTGGTTGATAAGATTGGTTATAACGTAAATGAAAATGACGAGGTTCCTAATGAGGGACAAGAAGCGATGGCCTCAGCTCCGGTTGATGCAGATAACGAAGTTTCTGAGGCTGACATAGAAAACGTTGATCAAAACTTGGCAGAAGCACCAGGGGGTAGACAACACGCAGACTATGACGTCAAGGTAGTTAAGGCAGAGGAGAAAGGAAAGGCTGATATAGTTAAGACTGATCCTGAGTTCGCTTCAGCTCCTGGCGACGGAACTGATAAAGAGTTACATCACGAAATTAAGGGTGAAATGGGATATAACCTGGATGAAGCCGCTGATATTGAAAAAGTTGACCAAAATCTAGCGGAAGCACCAGGTGGAAGAACAGAAGCTGATTATGATGTTGAAGTAGTTAAAGCTGAGAAGAAAGCAGCCGAGATTATGAAGACTAACCAGGAATTAGCAGAAGCACCTTCAGCTGGTACAGAAGCGGAGACTGACGTGGAAGTTAACCAGGAGATGGGATATAATCTAGACGAAAGCGAGGAGTCAAAAAAAAACTAAA